TTTTTTGATGTCGTTTTCCGCTTCATCGGGATCGGGAATGCTTTCCACGATCCTTTCACACTTCCCGCACGGCTCTGAGTAGGCGTGCTTAGTGTTATGCGGAAAGAGGAATCAACACATCAGCGCCAGGGAACACCTCACCAAAAAACGCCTTTATGTATTCCATGCTTTCCCCGTCATCAATCCGGAAAGGAATTTCCGCCCCGGTTTCGTGCTTCAGGATCATTTCGTTTTCTGTCGCTTCCGGGTCGTTGTCTGGCAGGACAAAATACACGCCAGAATTGGGCCATCTGGTTTTCCCTGCCAGGCCACGCCACCAGCGGATTTTCTCTTGTCGTTGTTGCTCTTGCATCTCGTCTTTCGCGTCGCTCATTGTCAGATGTCTGTCATACATAATTTCACCTCTTATTTGTGCAGGCACATTTCATGCTCATTGGCATTTCGTCGTACTCACTAACATGCAATGCCGTATAACGTCCGCGTCCTTTGCACATCGGGCAATTTTTCTTGGCTGTTGGGTCAGGCTTTGCGAGGGCTACGTCAAAGTGGTGACATGGCCCGGCTATTTTATCAGGCTTTGTTTTCCAACAATCCGGCACGTCAGGAAACCATTTCATCTTTTCACCTCGTTTAAGGTGGATGCGCTCTCATGTGCTTTCGGCCATAAATAAAAATCGCATAACCAGCGGGTCAAGCGGACGGCAAACAGCGCCGCCGCTTACCCTTGGCGTTAGCTGTAAATAATAGATGTCGATATTGTGTCATATGTTTGTGGGCCTGCTATTTCATTTTTATCATGTGTACGTCTCCACTCAATGGCTTTTTTAACCTGGATAGGTATCAAATCTGAAGGGATGTCAATTATAAAAGATTCTCTTTCAACATCAGCTCCACAATGCAATGCAGCTCCATAATCAGATAGTGTAATTACCAATTTCATTTTTTATCATCTCCTATAAAGATCAGCTAACAAGTCGCCCAAGCTGACGCCGACACGCACCGATTTCACCAGTAAAGCAGCGGCGCCGCCGCTTACCCTTGGCGTTCGGGCTATTTTCGATACGGGCCCCGCAGAAGGCTTTCAACTGGCCCGGCAGCCTGGCGTGACAGCGAAATTTCGACCAACCGGAATCCTGGTTTTCGTAAGACATTGATCTCAAAGCCTTTCGCGCCATGCTGGTAGCTTCACGATCTGAACGAAATTTCGCTGAGGATTCAATTTCCGGTAATCCGTTCGCGCCAGCGGTTAACCTCACGCCTTTATTTGTTACCTCGGTGATGATCCACCATCCGTCAGGAAGCCACATCGTCATTCACCCCTGTTAAATTCTCCCGCTGTTAAATCAGGAGGCTGGTTTTTCACCTTCCCGTCGAGGAAGACGACCTGGTTTAAAACGACCTTGATCTTGGAGCGCTTCTGGCCGTCCTCGGTCTCCCAGCGGTCCTGCTTGAGCCGGCCGGTGACAAAGACCTTGCTCCCCTTGTGGAGGTACTCGGCCAGGTTCTCCGCCGTCTTGGCGAAAGCGACGCAGTCGATGAAGTTGACCTCCTCCTTGGCCTCGCCGGCGTCGGTCTTGTACTTGTGGTTGAGCGCGACGGTGATGTCCGCGACGGCCTGGCCGCTTGGCAGGTAGCGCAGCTCCGGGTCCCGCGTCAGGTTGCCGATCATGTTCACTTGGTTCAGCATCGTGGTCTCTCCTCGTTTTTTTTGGTTGACGGAATTCGCCCTTGTGATAGAATGGCGCTCGGGTTACTTGGGCGGTTTCCTCTGGTTCTTGGCCCGGCGGGCGGTTTCGGCCGCCGGGCTTCTTTTTTCCACTTCCTTCTGACCTTGTTCCACTTCCCTGTGCAAATAAAAATCAGCGCGCCGCGTGGACTTTGATGTCGTTCTCCTGGTAGACGCGGACGCCGTTCTCGTTGTAGGTCTTGATGCCGTTGGCTTCAAACCAGCGCTTGAGCGCGCCTTCTTTGATCTCGATGATCGCGGTGGGGAAGGTTCCGGCGATGACCGCGCGCATGACCGCGCCGGGGTCCGTGATCTGGACGACCGTCACCTTGATGGTGGTGGTCTTGCCTCCGTTGGTGGCGTAGGCCGTGCGCGGGGTCTCCGGCTTGATCTCGGTGGGCGGGACGAACGTCTCGGCCGCCTGCTGGCGCAGCTCGTCGGCGCGCTCGGTGTTGCCCTTGGCCTCGGCCTTCTTGGCCTTGTCCTCCAGCTCCTTCTTGCGCCTGTCCTCCTCGCGCTTGCGGTCCTCCTCGCGTTTCCGATTCTCCTCCGCGATCCGCTTTTCCTCCGCGTTGGTCCAGTCCTTGAGCTTGCCCTTGGCGATGGAGCGGGCTTCCTGGACCGGAGCCAGTTGCTCGGTCTCGCGTTCGCATACCGTCTTCCAGGCGCGGTGCGCGTCGGTCTTCATGGGTTTGAAGAACTCCTGGATGGCCTTCTCCAGGGTGGCGACGCCGCCGAGGAAGTCGGTTGCCGCCTGGGCGCTGGCCGCGTCCTTGATCTCGATCTGTTGGGCCTGGCTGGCCAGCGTGACTGCCTGGTCCTGAAGCTGTCTCTCTTGCATTGCTGTCGTCTCCTGCATGGGTCGGTTACCTCACCTTGTCCAGTTGTAGAGCGCCAGGGCGCTCAAAAACACGTTGAAATCCCTTTCGTCGTTCCATTCCGTCAGCTTGTAGGTTCCGTCCTCCTTTAACTCCAGGGTGTAGCGCGTCTTGCCTGTCATCTGCCTGGCGGTGATGCCGTCCAGGAAAGGCGCGCCGGGGAAGTAGAACTCGCTCATGGCCCAGGCGTAGGCGGCCGTCTGCGGGCCGTCGTACTTGGGCCGGGCTTGCCTGGTCTTGAAGTCAATCACGGCCGGCCGGCCTCGAAGGATGCCGAGGACGTCCAGCGTTCCGACGTAGCGGTATCGCTGGGAGACCACCTGCAGCTCGCTGGCTAGGACCTTGAAGTCGTTTGCCGCCTTGAACTCGATCCACGCCTGCAGGCATGCAGTCGCGTCCTGGACATTGTCGGGGTGGATGGCGTCGAAGTCAAGGCTTCCGGTTTCGTGTTGGTGGATCAGGTTGTGGACGTCGGTTCCTCGCCGCGCCGCCCGCGCGAGGACCTCGGGCGGGACGGCGCTGAAGTCGGCCAGGTATGGCCCGATGACCGTGGTCACGCTGGGGCCTGCGATCTTGAGCAGCTCCCCGGTCGCCGGCTTGACGATCTCCCCTCGGTAGATGCCGTCTTCACCGCGCACCAGCATTGGCGGCTCCCTCCGGGTTGGCGGCTTGGTGTTTCTCAAACTCCGCCTGGACCTCGTCGTAGACGGCGCTCAAGTTGGCGTTGGCCCTGGCGATGGTCGCCTGCTGCTTCTTCCCGTCCCAGCGCATCATCGCCATCCACTTGAGGACCTGGCGCATGGCCTCCCGGTCCTGGGGTGACTGCGCCGGCGCGGCCGGCTTCGTGGTTCCTGCCGGCTTTCCCGCCGGCGGCTGGGTGGGCGCGGCCGCGGCCGGCTTGGCGGCCTGGCCCTGGGCGGGCGCGGCCGGCTTTCCCTGGGGTGGTGTCGCCGGCTTTCCTGAAGGCGGCTTTCCCTGGGCGGGCGGGGTCTTACCTGCAGGCGGCTTTCCCTCACCTGTTCCGTGATCGTTCTCCGGGTCGGCCTCGCTGGGCAGCATGAGCAGGTCGTTGAGCGCGTACTTCATGGCTCCGGTTTGCGCCTTGTACGTCGCCTTGTCTCCCGAGTCCTTTCCCTCCCCGATCCCGTGAATATCGAAAAAGGCGAGGCCGTCCGTGATCCGGTAGGTCACGTCGATCATGACGTACCCCGGCTGCTGTACGATGAACTTCTTCTCGACCGGCAGGATCAGGACCCCGTTCTTTTGCAAGGCCGGGGAGACGGCGTTGGCGATGTCTTCGTGCTTGCGGTAGGCGTACTTGAAGTGTTCGTTGAAGCCGCTTTTCGGGACGGCTCCGACGTCCTTGATGACTGCGGCGATCTTGGCGACGAGCGCCGCCATCGCCTGGCCCTCGGCCGGTTGGGCGGCCGGCTGGGCTTGTGGTGCTTGCTGGGTCTTCTCCTCCATCTGGTTCTCCTCGCGTGATGTGGTGGCTCTTACTTCACCTTGCCTGCCTCCGCCTGCTTCAGCAGGGCGAGGTAGGCGATCTCGTCGATCTCGTACATCCGGTACTTGCCCCGGAACGTCTTTTTCAGCCGCTCCCGCGCGTCGCTGCCGCGCTGCGTCAGGCGCACGGTCTTGACGACGTTGAACTGCGAGTAGGGCTGGCGATCGATCTGAATCTCGCTGCTCTTTTCTCCGGCCATCTGGTTGTTCACCTCCTTGGTGGTGGGTTGTCCTTCTGCCTCTACATTACAAAAAGTTTTCTTTTTTTGCAAGCTATTTGTTTTCGTGAATCACGGTCAAGTCCGGAATGCGGAGGACGTCCTCGCCCCGGATGATGATCGTCCTGGGTTCGCCGGCCGTGAACTCCGCCGCGTCGCCGTAGAAGACCATCCCGCCGGCGTAAACCGTCACCTTGCTTCCCTGGTAGTTGGTGGTCCAGGTCTTGATCTCGCGGGTGTAGGCCGTCTCGCCGGCCGGCCGCCTGGCTGCCTGCGCGCCCGTCAGGGCCGCGCCCAGCGTGAGGATCGCCAAAGCGGCCAGCGCCAGCCAGCCGTTAAACTCCCGCTCGTTCTGCGGGGCGCAGGACCTGGCTTCCGTTGGGCGCGATGTAGACCGGCCGCCCGTGTTGAATCTGAAGCGTAACCTCCACATTGGGGTCCCTCCTGGTAGTGAATTGGCAGATCACCATCAGGCCGACGACCTTGGTGTCGCAGCCTGCTCCAGGCCCGGTCCCCGTCTTCTCCGCCTGGGTGCGGCGGATCTCGTCCTCGATCACGTCTCGAAGCATCAGCAGGGTTTCCGTCTTGTCCATCATCTGAAGTACTGCTCCTCCTGTCCTCGGGGTATCTCGTTGAAATGGTCGTCCAAAAAAAAGACCGTGAACACGGAGCGCTGGCCGTCGTACTCCTGCCAGAACTCGCGCGGGTTCGCGTAGAGCCGGTAGTAGAAGTGTTCGTTGTCCTGGATGCTGACCGCTCCGTCCGGTTCGATGATCCATCCGATGGCGTGGCCGACCGTTGAGTAGATAGCGACGGCCCCGGCCCGTCGTCCTGCCATGCGTCCGCAGTAGGCAAAGAACGCGGCGAAGCCGGAGCAGACGCCGCCGGCTCCTCGGTCCTTGCCTTCCCGGTTGCGGAGCCAGAACTGGTAGGCGACGTCGTGGCAGCGGTCGCTTGAACTCGATCCCTTCCATCCCTCGTCCCAGCCGTTGTACGTGGCGTTGTCGTGAATCCAGGCGGCCGCCTTGAGCGTGGTGTTGAGGATGCGGACCTGGCTGTCGAAGTCCTGGAGGTAGGCCCCGGCCGGCGGCTCCATCGGGTTGCGCCCGCATCCGGCCAGCGCCAGCAGGATCATGGTTGCTGCTGCCGCGCGCTTCATAGCAGCCTCCAGGCAAGCTGCAGGTTGACCCGGTGAACGGTCCCGGTAGGCTCGATGCCGTATGCCGCCCCGTAGAGCGCCGTGTCGCCGGTGAACCAGGACTTGAATTCGTAGCCCAGCCGCAGCTCCGCTTCCGGAATTGCGACCGACAGCGTGGCCCTGGCCCGGTGTCCCACGACGCCGATGCCGAGGCTGCTCTTGCGGTCGACCGCCTCGGGGTCTGTGTTGTCCAGGATCGCGGCCTCGTCCAGGATCAGGTAGGTGTGCTGCTCCAGCGGGATTGAAGCCTGGAGCCCGATCATCTGGCCGGCGTCAAAATGCCAGCCGCCCTCGGCGGTCCGGACGTAGGTCTGGTTGTTGTACCCGAACTCACCGAATAAATGCGCCGTGAACTGCTCGGCCTGGGTCGGCATGGCGATCAGCAGCGCCGCCAAAATAAAAAAACGTTTCATCCCCTTTCCTCCCTTGGTCTGATTGACCATCCTTAGTGTTTGTCGTGAACGTGGTACTTGTCGAGGACCTCCTGGATGGCGCAATCCTGGCGCAGCCGGCAGGCCAGCTCGGTCTCGTTGTCCGTGCAGTCCCGCGCTCCCTTGCGGATCAGCAGGACGTAAAGCTCCAGCTTGGCCCGTTTGATCTGCTGCTCAAGAAGCGGATCCATGCTCCCCTCCTTTCGGCCTTTCGGCGCTCTTGCTCAAGCCGCGACGTCGTCCCGCCAGCGCATTCGCCGGCAGGGGTAGGCGTCCGGTATTCGTACTGGACCTCGGTCTTGCGCGTTATCAGGGAGCCGAACTCCTCCCACTTCTCCTGGCCTGGCTGGCAGGTGCTGCATCCGTTCGGACCGTTCATGCTCATGGCTTCCTCCGCGCCGGGGTTGCCGGCGTCAATTCCGCGCGGCGTCCGCGTTGGCTTCTGCGGCCGCTCTGCGCGCTGCTCGCGCCTTCCTGAACTCCTCGTGAATCCGTTCCTCCTCCTCCTCGGTGATCTCCTGCGCCGGCTCGCCTGGCGTCCGGAACGTGCGGTCGCCCTGAATCGCGGCGAGGATCGCCCACTTGAAAAGAAGCGCCGCCGCCGGGCTGGCGGCCACCTGGGCCAGCCGCTTCTCGTATTCGCCGATCAGCATCGCTTCGTCCGGGCAGGTGTGCATGGCGTCCTCCTAGTCTGTGGGGAATTCCCCGGTAAGGTCGAAGATCAGGCCCTCGACCGCTTCCTTCATGCCGCGCGCCTTCAGCTCCTCCTCGCGGTAGCGGGTCTTCTGCTCCGGCGTGGTCTCGGCCGCGCCCAGGGCGATGGCTCGCTGCTCGGCTTGCTTGTAGGTCTCGCGGACCGCCTGCAGGTGCTGGAGCGTGATCGCGGTCATGGCCGGCCTCCTATCGGTTCTGTTGAAAGTAGCGGTTGACCAAATCGGCGACCACCTGCTTCTTTCCGCCAACGTGCCAGGTCCGCATCTTGTTGACCGGGGTGTCGTCTTTGTAGTCGTAAATCGTGAAGACCAGGCCGAAGATGCGGCCGATCCACTGGTAACGCGTTTTTCCGTCTTCGCTTCCCTGGTTCGGCTTCCCGAAGACTCGGACCAGGTCCTTGTAGGTGGCGTCCTGCAGGTATCCCTGAAAGCCGGTGCCGATGATGTCTTTGTAGGCTGCCGGCTCGACCTGGATGTTCAGGCCGCCTTCCGGTTGTGCGATCTCCTTCAGTTGTTCCGCGATGTGGGCCATGTCTCCAGCCATCGCCCAATTGAAGCCGGGCTGGTTGGCTCTCTCGGCGTAGGCTGCAATCCGAGCCTCGATCTGCTTCAGGTACTGCATGGCTTCTTCCTGTTTGGCTGCCTGGGCGGCTTTGGCTTCCTGCTGTCTCTGCTCGTTCGTCTTCATGGTCGGCCTCCTCTGGTCTCTGTTCCCTCTGTCTTACAGGTACAGTATCGCCCCGGCTGTCCCGGAAGTAAAGCAAAAAAGAAAATATTTTGTTTTCTTTTTTTGGTCTTGGGGAAGGTTCCACGTGAAACAAAAAGGCCCGCCGGGGTCGGGGGGGACCGGCGGGCCTGTTGGCCTGGGTGGCCTTGGCGGGCTGTTTAAAAGTAAAGTGTGAAGTCCACAAAGCCTCGGATCGCATCGCCCTGCTTTTCTCCTCGGACGCCGATTGAAATGGACTCGTTCAAAAACACGCCGGCCCCGACGCCGTAGTCCAGCTCGTTGAATCGCTGGCTTGTGCCGGCGCTGCCGGTCAGGTAGATGGTCTTGCCTCGCGGCGCTGGGGCGGTCGGGATGACCGGCTTGCTCTCGGTCTGTTCTCCCTCGCGCTCCCGGATGTGCTCGATGATGATGGGCTTGCCTTCCTTGGTGACCGTCTGGACGCGTTCGATGATCCTGTCCTTGTAGATCACCTTGGTCTGCGCCGGATTCCGGATGGCCTCTATTGTAGCCTTCCAGCGGCCGTAGGTGTCAATCAGTTTCGGCCAGAAAATCAGGACCAGGATCGCCAAGACCAAAACCGCCAGGCCGATCTTGGCGGCGCGCGATCCCTTGATCAAATTCCAAACTGCCAGCAGTGCGGTCAGCACGTCAGCTCCTCTTTCCCCGCGCGGCCGTCCAAAGCGCAGCCAGCGCCTCGACCAGGCGCGGAAGTATTTTTTCCGAAACGTTGGCGACGCTGTAAATCGCCAGCGTGGTCAAAACCAGCAGGACCCATTCCCGCCCGTCCAGCCGCTTGAAGGCGCAGAGCCCGGTCCCCGCCAGGGCAAAGAACCAGGCGAGGTGGTACTTGCGCTGGCTCTGCTTCTTCCGTTCGGCGACGGTCTCCTGGGGCGCGGCCGCGGGCGTCACTGCTTGCTCTCCCGGAGCTTCTTCACTTCCTCCTGCAGGCCCTTGAGCGCGACCGCGACCTGGGCCTGGTCGGTCTTCTCCTCGGTGACCATCGCCTGGGCCTTGCTCGTGATGTTCTGCGCCGAGACAAAGTTGAGGATCGCCGCGCCCAGGAGCGCCAGGAATCCCATGAAAAGCCAATTCTCGAACCGCGTCATTTTCTTCCACATGACGTCCACCATCCCGGTCCCTTTCTCGTTGGTCAGCTCCCGCAGCGTGGTCTTGTTCTGCTCCGTCTCCACCTTCACGGGGCATCCCTCGGCGTGTTCATAGATCATGATCTGCATCGCTTCTCGTTCCGCCGACATCCGTCTGTCCTCCTCGTAAGTACTCGTCGTTGGTTGGCTTGTAGGTCTTGGGGTATTTCTTCCCGTTCTTGCTCACCAGCTCGACGTGCGGGATGTCGTGCAGGCTTTTCCAGGTCCCGCCCCAGGATAGCTTGATGCCTCGTTTTGCTGCCTCCTTGTTCAGCGCGTCGAAGACCGCCTGGAAGCGGCCCTCCTCGGACCATGCCCTGGCCGTGTCGTCGAATGGCCAGGGGACGAAATCAAGGGCCAGGCTGGGCCACGTGTTGTGGTTCCCGTTGGGGTACTGGACCTTGCTCTTGCCCTGCCGGAAGTACATGTCCTGCAGGTGCTTTCCCCGGTGTCCCTCCCGGACCTGAAAGTCGATCCTTTCGATTGCCGCCTCCGCGATCTCCACCAGGTCCGGGTGGCAGGTCGAAAGGTTGCGCCGCGATACGGCTCCGAACGTTGGCATGGCTCCTCCTTTTTTCTTGGCTAGTACCCTAGCCGAAAAAACCGAGCGTTGAACTGTGGGCCTCCTGGCGCGTCCTGGACCCATTCCAAGGGCGTTTTTTAGTGTCCCTGGAGGTAGCCGACCAGCTTCTCCTGGTTGGCCGGGGTCTGGACCGCGTCGAAGAACAGGAGCATCGACAGCCGGCCCTTGAACTTGCCGCTCCCGCCGGCCCCGATCCGCATCTCTCCGGTCATGTAGCCGACGTTCCCGGTGTCCACCGAGTCGGCCTGGATGCCGTCGAGGTAGAGCTTCTGCTTGGCGCTGCCCAGGACCCATTCCAAGGCGTACCAGGTGTCGCGGTTGATCGCTGCCTGGGCGTCGCGCTCGTTGTAGCTCACGTCGAAATTCCAGGCGTGGACCTTGTCGCCTCCTCCGTCCTTGTTCCCAAAGCTGATACCGACCCAATTCCAATCGTCACCTGCATCGGAGACGATGCCTGGCAGCGGCCAGGCTTCGACCTGGGCGACCGGATCGCCCTCCGGCCTGGCGTGGACGGCGATGTGGCCGGCTGCCGCGTTGATGAAGTTGTCCGTGGTGAAGCCGACGGCCTGGAAGTAATCGTCGACCCCGTCGAAGGCCAGGGCTGGGAACCCGTTCACCGCGTTGAAGACCAGGACGGGCTGCCGCGCTGCTGTCACCTGGGTGCTGAAATGCCGGCTGTTCCCGGTCTGGTCGTAGAGCGTTTTGACCGTGAAGCTCCGGCCTGTGCCGTTGATCCAGTCTCCGCCGGCGCTTGTCTGGTAGTACTCGGTGTCCTGCTGGAAGTCGTAGACGTCGATCTCCTCCCAGGTCAGGCTGTCGCGCATCCGCAGGATGTAGCTGGACGCGCATCCCTCCAGTCGGTGCGTGGCGTAGGCTCCGGTCGGTGTCAGGGTCAGCGGCGCGAAGTATTCGGTGGCCTCGTTGGTCCGGACGCTTTCGCCGGCGATGGTCGTGGTGAAGCCCTCGTGCGTAATCTCTGTCACCGCGATCTGGCGCTCGTGCATCCCAATGGCCGGCGCGTGTAGGATCCCGAACTGCTCCAGGGTCAGGCTGGGCCGGACCGGGATCGTGATCCCGTTTACGGTCTCCCGGTACTGCTTGGCCTTCACCAGCATGGCCTCGGCGTAAAGCTCCGCGATCTCCTTGGTCATGGCGAAGGCGTTGTCCAGCTCCTCCGCCTCGATCACGCGGCCGGTCAGGCGCTGGGCCTGGTCGTCCTCGGCCACGACGCGCTCGGTTCCGTACAGCTCGTCGGCCGGCTTGTAGGCGACCGCGTCGATGGCTGCGGAATTCACGGTCGTGCTGTTGGCCGTCGCTTTGATCGTGATCACGCCGATGCCTTGGCCCGAGGAGAAGCTGATCTTGGTGTTGCCGCAGACCTGCTCGACCGCCCCGTCGTTGATCGTGTAAGGCGTCCCGTTCACCGAGACGTGCGCGTGGCGCAGCGTCCCTCCGGTCCCCTTCTTGGTGGGGTAGGAGTACTCCGCGTTGATCGTGTAGACGTCGTTGTTGTCCAGGACCGTGGGCAGCTCCTGGCTGCTCCATAACGCCTCGACCGCCATGTCGGTGATCGCTTGCTCGACCCAGCGGTTGACCAGTGCAACGACCCGGTTCCCTGTCGGGTTGCCCAGGGAGTAGGACGCGCCTTGAATCTCCATGCCCTCGATGGACGCGGACGAGGCTGCGGCCAGGTTCCACGTCAATCGGAAGCTGGACTCGCCGCCGGCGCTGGTCAACATCCAGTTGATCGTGACCGACCGGAGCTTGGCCTTCCAATAAAACGCCCAGGAGTCGTACTTGAAGAAAGAGGCTTTCCAGCGGATGTACCGCTTGAGCGCGACCGTTGCCGGGATCAGCTCGCCTGGCTTGACCGAGACCCAGGGGTCCCAGGTCGTTCCGTCGCTGGAAACCTGGACGTAGAAGTTGATGTTGGAAAACGGCGTCAGGTTGTACGGCTGCGTGGGCGGAAGGTCCGCGACCTCGGCCTCGAACACGCCCCACGCTGTAACGCCGGCCGTGCAGTCGTGGATGCGGCTCATCAGCTCGCCGGTCACGACCGGGACGTAGTCGCCGTTGAGCTTGCTCCGAACGTAGCCAAGCCGGAACGCCGGCATGAAGTTTCCGCCGATGCCTCCCCAGGCGGCGTAGTCCGCAGGCTTCTCCTGGAGCGCGACCTCGGGCGGGATCGGGCCGATCACCGTCTTGCCGACGTAGTCGTCCTCGACCGGGTCGTAATAATTGCCCTGGCCGAACTCAATAACCCACTGGTTGCTCCAATGGTGCGCCGGTCCCTCGTCCCATTCTATCGGGTCCCCGTAGTGCGTGTTCGGGGTCGCGCCCGCTTTGATCTCCAGGTTGTCCCAGCTCACCTGTCCGTCGCTCGCGGCCGGCGTCCACGGGCCCAGCTTCATGGCTGACCGAAGACTGGCCGGCACGTTGCTGTCGCTTAGGTAAAGGTTCAGGACCAGCGTCGCATCATGCCTTGGCGGGTACTCCGGATTGTAGGCCACGATGTACGCGCGGAAGCTGCCGGGCGTTGTGAACAGCCAGAACTGCTGGCTGCCCTCGAAAATGTTGGTTTGCGTCGGAGCTTCCGCGATGACGGTTTCCACGCCGGCCACGCGCTTGACCAGCGTGATCGCCAGCACAATCTTGTTCGGGTGGCTCCCGTCCGGCGTCGCCTGGACCTTGAAGTACAGGTTGTTGTTGGCGTCAATGTACTTCACGCGCCATCCGCCCCGCCGGGCGTTTCCCCGGTCGAGATACAGGTCAAACTTAATGCCGGTCTCCATGCAGTCGAAGTTGATGTATGTGGTCCCGTCGTCCAGCGGGTTGTGGCTGCTGACCGTTCCAGGGCGCAGGTATCCGGCCACGTCGCGCCAGTAGCGCCCGTTGGGATCGTGCCAGGTGTCCCGCGTCGTGTTGGTGTTCCCGCTCGACCCGTTGAAAGCGCCGGCCGACGTGAAGTCGTCCACGATGTGGCTGGCGCTCTCGTAGAACGGCCAGCGGATCAGGCGCGGCTCGACCAGGTTGTAGGTGCCGATGGCCGAGTCGTTCAGGTAGACCGTGTACTGCGTCCCCTTGCAGGTCAGGCGGATCCGGATCCGCGAACGGTACGGATTGTAGTTGGCCCAGGTGTCCGGCTCGACGTTAGCGTATGTTCCGCGCTTGCCTCCAATGGAAAAGTGAACAGTCGGGGTGTTGGGGTACATCCACATCTCGATCCGCCAGGCGCAGGCCGGCGTGTAAAAATCGACGACGTCGTCGGTGTATCCCCAAATGCTGAACTTGCCGCCGTTGCCGTTGTCGACCAGGTCCAGGTCCCATTCCAGCGTGAAGCCCTTTGTCTTGTTGTAGGCCCTGCGCTTGGTGTGCGTCATGCGAGACTTCTGTCCGGCCGGCGCGATGACCACGTACTCGCCTCCGGAGAGGTAGCGGAAGGAGTCGCTGTCCTCCGTCTCCCAGGGGTCCAGCTCGTTCTCGGGGTAGACGTTGCATTCGTCGCGCGAGTCCCAATCGATGTTATTGACGAACGCCTCGCCGGGCGTGGTCTTGGTGTCGATGTTGGTCTTGGTGCCGGCGTCAAAGTCGGCCTTCTCCGTCTGCGTCCAGGTGCGGTAAACGGCGACGTTCTGGTACTTGAGCCGGCCGTCGGGCAGGCTGAAGAACCGGCCGCCGAGGACCTGGACGATCTGGTTCAGGTTCTCGCGCAGCGTCTGGTCGCGCAGAACGCAAACGGGGAACGTCTGGCCAGTCTCGTCGAAGGCCAGATCCTGGCGCGGAATGCCGGCCAGGTAGCAAAGCCGGCGCAGGGCGTCCTCGGCCGCGATGTTCTCCCACACGTTCAGCTCGGAGAGCGGCGTCGGCTGGTCCAGCGGTTGCGTAAAGTCGACGGCGTCCAGACTCGCGGTCTTGCTCGCGTTGTCCACGCTGATGCCCAGGCTGCCGCCGGCGTTCTTGTCCACGCCCAGCGTTCCCAGGAACATGAGCGTTTCGTATTCCTTGGTGGTCTCGCCTTCCTCGGCGTAAATGTAGCAGGAGTCAAGCCCGATCCAGAACGTGTAAGGATTCCAGGTGATCTCCGTGAACTCAATAAATGCCCGGATCGTCTGGATGCCGGCCAGCCCCGTGATCGTCGCAATGTCTCCGACAAACTCCTTCACGTTGGCCGGGCTGCTGGTCAGCTCTCCTCCGTCAATATAAAAGCGTTCGCCTGGGTCGGAGTAATCCCCGCTTCCGCCGACCGTCACGCCCAGCCGAAACTTGAACGGCGACGATCCTCCGTTGTCGTGCAGCTCCGCGATCTTCATGCGGATGTGCCGGTAGGAGGAAACGTCCAGCGTCAGCGCGTCGCTGCTCACCATGAATGGGATCGGCGGCGAAGACGGCGGCGTCATGTAGACGACGCCAGGCTGCGGGTCCGGGAGGCCGGTGTACTGGTTGTGCCAGTAGCCGTAGCCGTCGCATTCGTCCTGCATGGCGTAGCGCCTGGTTCCGGCCAGGCTGCGGGTCCGCTTGGTTGCGATCATGCTCACCTTGATCGGGACGCCGGCGCGGATGTCGCCCAGGCCGTCGGCCATGCGTTCGTTGTAGATCGGTGAGAACTTGTTCCTGGGCGTGTAGCGCCCGTCCTGGTTGGCCATCCCGACCATCGCCGTGACCGCGTCTGGCAGGGCGGTGATCTCCTGGCTCCTGGTCATCGTGATGGAAACCTGGGGCGCGGCCCCGACCGGCTGCAGGATGCGGGCGCTCTCGTCCTCGAAGTTGTAAAGCTCCAGCTCCTGGCAGGTCGCGGTGTTGCCCTCGGCGTCCGTGTCCAGGATCACGACCTGGAGGTGTCGGGCCGTGATCTGCTCCCGCATCTCGACGTCGAGCTTGGCCGTGCTGGAATAAAGCGTCAGGCCGTCCATGACCGGGACGGCCGTATGCGTGGGATAAAGGTCGCTTCCGTGCGTGACCAGCAGCGAGCGGATGCCCTTGTTGTAGAGCGCGTAATAAAGAACCTGGTTGACCTTCCGGCTCGCGCCCAGGTCGACGTAGAACCATTCCGGCCGGAGCTTCCATTCGCTGCCCGGCAGGACGGTGGTGTAGTTGCGGCTCGTGAACAGGTCCTCGCGGTCCTCATTGATCAGGCCCCAGGTGAAGTCCTCGCCGGTCCGCCAGATGATGTTGAACGGCATCTTGTAGAAGGCTTTCCAGTAGTCCTCGGGATCCTCCCGGTCGCTTTCCTGGCCCCGGTAACTGACCGGCGTGTTGGTCCAGGCCAGCTCCGGCTCGCTGCCGACCGCAAAGCCAGAGACGTCCTCGATCAGGACCTGGTCGAAGTCGACGGCAAACTCTCCGGTCGGACGGTACTCCGCCACGTCCGGCCATTCCGTTGAAACCCGCAGCATAAACATGCTGTCGTCCGGGCTTTCGTACAGGTCGTAGGCAGCCACAAAGTCGAACTCGCAAAGGTGCCAGACGTCGGCCGCCAGAAGGTTCTGCGTCGGCTCGGCGATCTTCAAGGACCAGCGCTTCATGGTCTCCAGGCCGTTCTTGAATGCCAGGGCATAAAGGTACGGGTGGCCTCCGATCAGGCCGCCTCCCGTGTTGGTCAGCTTGGCGCGGAAACTCACGCGGTAGCGGTGACCGCCAATGAATCTGACGCCCTGCTGGTAGAAGTCGTGTTGCATGTAGGCGTCTGCCTGGGCGTTGGCGACCGCGATCCGGACGGCGTATCCTCCGTCCTCGACGCCGGCCTGCCGGCTCATGGTCCCGCTCGATGAAAGAGCGACCCGCCATGAATTCGGGAGGACGCCGGCGTCGTAGGTGAGCCCGTCCAGGTCGTCCCATTCCTCGAAGCTGGCGTTCTGAATCATCGGCCGGTCGATGCGAAGCTGGACCGGCTGCTGCAGGCCGCGCGGGCTGACCTTGTGCCAGTAGCAATGGAACCCATCGGCGAAAGACTGGAAGCCGAACAGGCCGGTGTTGTAGCTGGCGTCCGTCAGGTCGAAGATCATCACGTTGTTCTTGTAAACCTTGAAGCGCGTTCCCTGCTTCACGATCTTCACGGTGAACACTTCGTTGCCGGCCGTCGTCAGGTCGACCAGCTCTTTGATCGTGGTTTCCCAGCTGGCCCCGGAGTCGCTCGTGTTTTTGACAAAGCGGGTGATGCCCTGCTCGAACTGGACGGCGTAACCCCTGGCGTATTGCGAGTCGGCGTCCTGGACGCAGAAGTAGATGTTGGTCCGATTGCCCTGCTTGAACTTGCCCTCGTAGACCCAATCCTCGTAGGGCGCGTCGTTGACCTGGACGCCATAGCACCATTCGCCGCCGGCGCTGTGGAAGTAAAGCGCGGATTCTCCATCGAGCGTGACCTGCTCCATGAGCGTCGCCTGGCCGAAGCGTGACGACAAATGCCAGGCCCGTTCGTTGAACGTGTTGAAGTCGTCGAAGAACCCGACCTCGCCGCCGACCAGAATCTTGCGGCCGGGGAAGATGCCGAAGTCGCGGAAGAACCCTTCCATCAGCGTGCCGGCGTCGGTCCCGCGCGTGTAGGTCTTCACGTAGACGGTCTCCGGCATCCAGGCGCAAAAGTTGTCGAAGAACAGGCCGTACTTGGCGGTGCGGACCTGGACGTATTTTTGCCCGTACTCGCGCAGGTACTGAAAATGGATGCGGATGTTCTCCGATGAATAATTGCCCAGCGCCTGGGTGGCGATGGTCGTGGCGACGCCCGCCACCATTTTCCGCATGATGAGGTTGCTCCCGGAGGACGTGTTGCGAATCGCGATCTGGATGCCGTTCTGTTCTGCCGAGACGTCGGCTCCTGCGGTGTCGCTGATCGTGATCCCGCTCTCGCTCCAGTCCGATCCGGCGGGCATGTACTTGCGGCCTCCGAGCTGGAGCTGGAACAGCGAGTCGCGCAGGACAGGAGCGGCCGTAAGCCGTCCCAGGGCAAGGCTGGCGGTGATGCCGCCCTCCGTGCCGCCGGCGGAACTCTTGGCGGACAGCTTGCCCCACTTCCCGGAGATCGCCGAGGCGTTGCCGGTGACGGAGCCGTAGGTGGCGATGCTCCAGTTGGACCAGTCCGCGAAGGCTTCATAAAAACGCAGCGGGCGGTAAATCTTGAGGCTGTCCCACTTGGGCGCGCAGCCCGGCCAGCAGTCCGGCCCGATGCGCGTGAACAGGCGCTGGCCTGTCCAGTCCCAATCGATGTACTTCACGCCGTCGACAAAGACCTTGATGTTGTCGTTCCGGACGACGATGTACATCGGGTGCCAGCCCGTCGTAATGGTCCAGGCGGTGCTGTAGGCGACCGCTCCGTAGTTGCTTCCGTTGCGGACCTCGATAATGTCGACGCGGCCGTTGTCGTTGGAGAGCAGCCGGACGTAGAGCAGGTTGGCGTAGTCCTTAAAGCAAATGTTCACGCCGGCGTCGTAGGCTCCGGTGTTGTCGACGTAGAGGTTGAAGGCCAGGTCGTACTCGCCCAGGCCGTGGTCGATGTATGCGCTGGCGTCGCCCTGCCCGCCTCCGTAGCGCACCAGCGCGTTTCCGGTAATCTGCCAGCGCGTGTTCGGGTCGTGCCAGACGTCAAATGAATTGTTGATGTTCGGGGTGTGCGCTGCCAGCAGCGTCCCATCCGCTCCTGTGAAGTCGTCTCCGAAGAACTGGTCAGTGTATCCGGACGTGAGCTGGTTGGCGTACTGGCGGGCGATCAGCGGCCGGCCGGTGGATTCCCAATAGCCGGCGTAGGCCGCGTTGAGCGGGTCCTCGTGCGGACGGTATCCGTCCACGGCCACGGCGACCGGGTGGCTTCCAGATGCGGATCTGGCTCCGACGCGGGCCATGACGTTGCCGGCTTTGTCGGTGCGGCGCAGGTGGTTTCCGCCCCACGCGCAGCGCGCGCGGTAGCGCATCTCTCTGTCTTGGGCCAGCTCAAGGCTTGCGGGTATCGCAGCTCGGATCGGCATGGCTTAAATCTCCTCTACGGTGGCGCTGGCGCTTTCCAGCGACGTGTTGGTCTCCTCGTCCGTGTCGTCGTCGTACCTGCCGGCGACCGGGTCAAAGCTCGCGGCGACGACCTTCACCTTGTTCAGGATGCGGCCGTACTGCCCGGAGTAAGTTACTCCGTCGAAGACGCGGCCGCGCTCGTTCATGATCAGCTCCTTGTCCGGGCTGGATGCCGGGGCGGTGGCGTACCGCTTGAGTAGGTTCGCCTCCTCCCTGGTCAGCCTGGGGAACGTGATTGTGAACGAGAGCTTCACCGCCGCGACGGTGGAATAGCCGGCCCCGGACTGGCCCCGGATTTCCTCACCGAAAACGAGCGGGCTTTCTGAAACCGTCGGCTTGACTGCCGGCGCTAGGTTGCCTATGGAAAAGATCATGACCGTCTCCTCACCGAAGGATGGCCTGGCGCTTCATGGCCCGCCCCAGGTTCTGCATCGCCCGGCGCTCCGCGTAGGGGCTGTCCAGGATGTACGCGCCCCGGTAGTCGTTGGTCACGACGACCGGGCGCTGGTCCTTCTGTTGCTTCTTGCCTCCGCCCTGGGAGGCGTTCCAGCGCTCGAAGACCTCGTCCATGCGGTTGAGCGGCGTGACCATCTCGGGGACGCGGTCCTTGCGCTCGCCGACAATCGCCGGCGTGGGCGAAAAGGCAAAGCCGCCCTCCGCCATCATGGCCGCCATGCCGTGCAGCGTTCCGCTCGTCGCGGCCAGGGCCGCGAGCAGCGGGAGCGAGTAGGCGCTGGTTGGGGCCGCCATCCAGATGCCGCCCGTCAGCATGTTCTTGAGGTAGCCGGCCGTTCCCTCGACGATCATGGCGTCGATGGCGCTGGCGACCGAATTTAGGAAGCTCCGGCCCATCGCCTTGGCGAATGCGGCGAACGCCTGCTCCGCGTTGGCTCCGTACTTGGCGACCGCCAGGAAGAAAGCCTCGAAGCCGTCGGACAGGGAGCTTAAAACGGCTTGCCCGGTTTCAAGCTGGTACTGGTAGGTCTGCTCCATGACCGCGATCTTTTCCTGCTCGTGGGCGGCGAACTCCTCGGAGTCCTTTCCCCACAGCTCGCGGATTTTCTCGCTGTTGTCTTCCATCAGCGCGAGCAGGTCTTTCTCGGTTGCCTGGCCCATCCGGACCCGGTTCCGCATGGCTTGCTCGGACGCCTTGATCCGCTTGGCCTCCTCGGCCTGGTGTTCCTTGGTGAGCGCCTTTTCTTTGTCGCTCATCCACTTCTGGTGTTTGCCCTGGGTGACGCGCGCGACGGCCGTGGCCTTCTCGTCTCCCTTGGCCATGTCTCCGGCGATCTGGTCGATCAGTCCCTTGTAGGCTTCCCGGACTTTGTCGAACTCCTTCTTGTCCGCCGCGCCCGTGAGGACCTTTACCAATGACGGAAAGTTTTTAAACGTGGTCACGGCGGCCGAGCTGGCCCAGCGCAGGATGTCTCCGGTCCAGTTGAGAATCTTGGGGACGTGCGTCAGCAGCGGGGCCAGGGCCTGGCCGATGTTCTGCTGCAGGTCCTTCCATGCCTCGCTGATCTTGTTCAGGGTGACACGCAGGTTGTCCTGGCTGGTGGCGATGTCCTTGGTTTGGCCGCGAACCTTGGAGATGACCGTCCCGTAGTCGTCGGCGTCGTCGCGGGCGATCCCGTACATCATGCCGAGCTGGGACAGGCTGCGCTGCTCTCCGTTGTAGGCCCGGCCCACCATTTCGGCGGCGTCCTTGACGTTCATGCCCTTGTCGACGGCGATGTCCATCGCGTCCTGGAGCAGGGCCATCGAGGTGTTGGTGTCCTCGGTCTTTGCGACCAGGTTGTCCAGCGCCCCGACGAGCTGGTCGTCCGCCATACCCGAAGCCTTGGCCATCGCGCCGGCGTAATCCAGGAGCTTCTCTTTGTTCTCCTGCCAGTTGCCGCCCAGGCGCTGCAGGCGCATGCCCAGCTTGTTGCTGGCCTCGTCGTATTCGGCGAACTCCTCCAGCCCGGCCCGCATAAAAGCAAAGACGCCCAGGGCGGCGAGGCCGCCCTTGAGCGCCTTAAAGCGGCTTTCGATTGTGTTGGCTTCCTGCTTGACGCGTTCGCTGTTCTTCTGGAACTCGTCGATCAGCAGGCCCATCCGAACGTGTAGCTCTTGGAGGAGCATCTGTAAAGCCTCCGATCTGGATCCCCTTGGCCGCGAGCGCCGCCGAACCTTTCAGGCTGCTATCCCCGCCGTGGACCGCCCTCATTTGATTTTTGCGGCTGCCTTCCGCCATCAGATGCAGGAAGGAGACCGTCTGTTCGATGATCGCTTCCCGCGTCCATCCCGTTGCCGCGACCAGCCCGGCGATCCATCGGTCGTATATCAGGCCACGCCGGTCGGGATGCTTTTCCCCGCCGTGGCCCTCCGGTTTTTTGGTGTCCCCTTTTCCTGAATGTGGTTGACGTCGAACACCTTCTTGATGGCGTCCCTGATCTCGCTGGGGTGCGATTCGAGGACCAGCTCGCGGAGCCGTCTCTTGGTGAGCCCGTCGTTGAATGGCACGGTGCAGAGGCCGATGATCTGGATGTCGTGTTCGGTGACGTCGTTCATGATCCGTTCCATCTGCGCCTCGAACCGCGCCCGCCGGTGTCCGAAGATGAAGCCCCACAGGGCGGCCAGGAGTCCGGGCGTGTTGATTCGCTCGGCCCTCCCGGCCGTCCTGTAGTATGCGAGCATCTCGCCCTCAATGGCTGCGAACAGCCGAGGACGGTCTTTTAGCTTAAGCTCCCCTACGACCAGCTCCTGGCCGGCCAGCTTGATCTTGTCGCGCAGGCCGCCCTCGGTGATGATCTGCATGGCGTTCTCGTTCGTCATGGTCTCCTCCGTTTTATCCCAGCGTTTAGCTGGTCAGCTCTTCGTCGCGGATCTGGATGATCGTCGCGGTGGTGTCGTCCGGATCGCCGTGCGCCTTGAACATGAACTCGTTCTTGCTGTGGTTGTCCTTGTCCATGCTCCAGGGCAGGTTGCCCATGAGCTTGGCGCGCGGGATGTGAATCTCCACGTCGTAGGTCGTGCCGTCTTCCTTGACCTTGTGGCCGGTGATGAGCAGGTCCACATACGGACGCTGCCCTTGCCCGGTCTGTCCGGTCAGGGTGTACAGGTCGGCCGGCGTCACGGCGTCTTGCAGGGTGCCGGTGGTCTTGGTCATGCCGGCCAGATGCTCGAGCTGGGCCGGAGTGAAAACGGTCCCCGGCAGGCTGACCTGCGCCCCGACGGCGACCTCGTCCGTGATTACGTCGGTCGGCGCGGAGCCGGCGTGGCTGATCTGCTTGGTGATGATCTCCACCTTGACCGGCCCGTCGACGTCCGCCCCAATCAAGGACAGGCTGTTGTTGACTTTCACCGTTCCGTTGATCCAGTAACAGTGCGGAGTAGGCATTGTGCGTTTTCCTCCTTTCAGTTGGTTTTAAGGATGAAGCGCAGTTGCGCTTCCCACGTTGCTCCGTCCTCGTTGAGGTACGGGCCTCGTCCCCAATCGTAGCGGGTGCGCTGGACAATGGTTCCGTCGTCCAGCCTCCCCTGCTTGTCCGCGAGCAGCGCCTTGGCGCGCGCCTTCAGGTCGTGGACCGTCTGCTTGGTCAAACTGCGCGCTTCGATCCAGACCGTGACCTCCTCGATCCCGAGCTGGGAACCGAGCGAGGCCGGCTGCTCGTTCTCCTCACGAACGACGACCAGCGCCGGCTGGCTGTCGCCTAATGTGGCCCGCTCCTCCGGCTCCGCAACGAAGACGTTCTCCGCGCTGCCGGCCAGGGCCAGAATCGCCGCGTCGGCCGCCAGGGCCGAGCAAAGCCATTTACTTGTTGCCTGCGACATATTGGATCGCCCTCTTTATGGCATCGCCGATCAGCTTGGTCACCAGCTTCTCGTTTTTGTGCAGCGCTGGTCCCAGGAACGGCCTTGCCGGAATCTCCACCTTGGTCTTCAAGGTGAACAGCGGGCGGACGCCATCCTTGCCCAGGCGCTGCATGATGACTCCGCCCTTGGTCAGAAACGTGTTGGTGAAGTCGCGCGCGCGCCCGACGACGCCGTCAAAAGGAATCGTCAGCGCCTTGGCGGTCTTGGGCGTCACCGTTCCGCCCATCTCCTGGATGGTTGCGTACTTGGAAGGCGTGAACACCTCGCCGGCGACCGCCATGCCGGCGATGTTCTTGGCGCGGTGGTTGATCGTGTTGGCCAGGTTGCCGGTCTTTCCGCGCGAGGCGGCGCGCTTGGCGTCGGCCTCCACGGCCGTGAGCGCGACCAGCATGTCCTTGTTGGCCTGCCGCTTGATCTCGGCCGGGATTTTATCGAGCTTGCGGCGCAGCTCGTCAAAGCCCGCAATCTCGACCCGTACCTCGCCTGCGCTGGCCTGCCGCTTCTCCGCCACGTCAGCCTCCCAGGGTGGTCTCGGCGTAAAACTCCAGGTGGTGGCCCGCCGATCCGCCACCGTCGATCTGATACTTCACCTGGTACTTGCGCCCGTTGTACGTGATCTGGTCTCCGACCTTCACGTCCTGGTCGAAGGCGAAGGCGAAGACCTTTGTCAGCGCGGGGTTGAGTCCGATTGCCGTCAGGTTGGCGCGGCCGGTTGGGTTGCCTGGGAAGCACGGCACGGCCGTGGCCACGGGCGCGAGCGTTCCGGTCTTTTCCCCGGACGTCCCCTTGGTCACGGTCTTGCGCGCGATGTCGCAGCGCTCCGTCAGCAGCCGATTAAACTGTCTCCTGTCCGCCATCGCGCCGGAACCTCGCAATCAAGAATTCTTTGTTGCTGATCTGCCGGTTGTCCCGCCCTTTGTCCTCGGTGTACTCGTGGCCAGTGTAGGTGTAGCCGCGGGCCCCGAGGAGCGAGACCAAACCGGGAAGGCTTGGGTAAACGTGGACCTTGGCGGGGTCGCAATGACGCCAGGCTTTGAACAGCCCGATCCGGACGCCGCGCGGTGGCCAGAACGGGACCTTGATCGTCACCTGCTCCGGCTCGCCGTCCACGTAGTCGACCGTTGCGCCGGCCTTAAAAAGGGACCGGCAGTTTTGGCAGTGCTGGAAGTTGGCCTCCAGGTTCTTGTCTCCGACCTGCCGATGAATGGTGCAGAATTCCCTGCTGCCTCTGTGACCGCATACGGGGCATTTCATCAGTAGTCCTCTCCTCTTGCTGCTTTGTTGAATTCCGCCTTGTTCCAGGAATTCTCGTCTCTGCCGACCTCGATGAAGCCGGCCTGGCACACGTCGTCCCCGTTGGCGTCGATGCCCTGCGCCTGGAGGCGCTCGTCAATGTCCTTGAGCGCCGCCTGCAGCGCCTGCGGGCTGTAGGTCTCGGAGTGTCCGAGGATCGTGGTGGACGTGGGTTGGCTCGTGATCTTGCGGAGCTTGACGGCCAAGGCAAAGCGCGCGGCCAGCAGGATGTTCCCTGCCGCCCGGCTGATGAAGTAATTGATCCGGTCGTCCTCGAACATGTACGTGTTGGCGTCGTCGTCGACCGCCTCCAGCCGAACCTGTCCGATGGCCGTTGTGATGTCCGTGGTGATCGCCATTGCCTTGCCTCCAAGAAAAAAGGGCCGGCCGGATTGGCCGACCGGCCCTGATTGCTCCTGCTGAACTTCTCGGTTAGGACGCGGTCCCGGTCGAGAAGTAGGTCATCCAGAACAGCTCCGGCAACACGTGAATGTTCCGGCGCATCCGGCCCTTCCAGGAGAGGACTTCCTCGAAGAAGGACTTGGGGTCCATGCCGCCCTTGATCTTTTCCGCGTCGGCGGCGCGAATGAAGATTTCGGGTTCCTCCTCGCCGTTGACGTAGGCGTCGACGACCGGGGCCTGGTTGCCCTCCGGTTCCGCGAACAGCCACCAGCCGGTGGTCGTGTAGCGGGACAGGTAGGGGCTGGCGATGTAGTCCAGCTTGTAGTCGACCCGGCCGGAGGCCAGCGAGGCCAGGGCCAGGGTCGCCATGTCCGGTTTCACCAGACGCTGGGCTACGTACTCCAGCTCCAAGGGAACCACGAGCGTCGCCATCACGGTGCCGCGCGGTTCGCCGCTCGTCTCCTCGAGCAGGGCCGCCTGCGAGATCAGCGCGTTTTCCAGGTTGGTGCTGGTCAGCGCGCCGCTCCCCAAGTTGCCGTTCGGGGCGGTGTAGATCAGGTTCCGGTTGGCCTCCAGGCCGATGGCCTCGGCGATCAGCCGGTTGATCGTGCGCCGTCCCGCTTGCCCGAGCAGCGTGGGCAGGTTCGACAGGATGTTCTCGTCGTCCTGGTCCCAGGCTTCGCCGTCGCATTCCACCAGCCGGCCGTAGTACTTCAGCGAGTGCGTCCGTTGGGACACACCGATCTTGGTGCAGCGGTAGCCCTGCTGGGCGCGCTTCTCACTGAAATTCTCCAGCTCGGTGTAGATGATGTCCTTGAAGTCGCGGGGGTTCTTCAGGGGACGCCGGGCGACGATCCGGGAAAGATCGCGCTGGGGCTTGCCCGTGAAGTAGTCCCGGAATCCGGCGATCACCTGCCGGTCGAGGACGTCGGACTGCGGGGCGATGTCGGCGTGGGTGATGACTTCGGCGACCTCTTTGCCTCGCTGGGCGATGACTTCTTCCTTGGTCATTGCGCCCTCGGAGACCGCCTTGCCCATCTTCCGAATGTCACGAAGGCTTGCGAAGCCCTCGGTGAAATTCTTTTCCTTGATCTGTTCAAACTCCATCGTTTCGAGTCGGTTCTTCATGTTGTGGCTTACTCCTTTCTGCTGCCGTGCAGGCAGCGATTAGCGCGCGCCGACGAGAATGTCGACGAGCGGTTCGGTGTACGCAGTCGCCGTGCCGGACAGCGTTTCGTCCGTCACGATGCCGAAAATTTCGTTGTCCGCGCCGGCCGGGTCCTTGGGCGACGTGGTCAGGTTGAAGTCCGTGTCGATGTAGACGTAGTCGCCCTGGGCGATGGCGGCGAAGGTCGCCTCCGCGCCCGTGCTGGCGTTGTACGTCTTCACGTTCCGGACGTTGAACTTCCACTGCAGCCGGCGAACGTCGCAGGTCGCGTACCCCGAAGCGTCGGACGCTTCCAGGGTCACGCCCACGAGCTTGCCCACCACGATGGCGGTGCCGGCTGCGACGCCGGTGCCGACGTGGAGGACAACCATTCCGGGCTGCTGCCCGTCTACCTGATGAGCATTGACAGTCATGAATCTGTTCCTCCTTTCTCTCTTGGTCGCGGCCGGCTTAAAGCCGGGCGAAAATCAGGGCGCGATTACTCGATCTCGCCCAGCCGTTTGATCTGCTCGTCGGTCAGGTGCATCTTCTCCCGAGCGAACTTCTCGCTGGCCTCGGCCATCGGCTTCACGGCCGGTTGGTCGCCGGGCTTGTCCTTGCCTTCGGTCTTGCCGCCCTTCTGGAGTGCGGCCTTCACCTGCAGGTCGACGGCTTCCGCCATCGCCTTCTCGTCCGCGAATTCCTGACCGGCCAGAGCCTTCAGGACCTCGGACTTGGCGAGCGGCGTCAGGGCTGCGGCCTTCTCCTCGACCACGGCCTGGAGCTTCGCTTTGGCCTCCATGCCGGCGATCTTGGCCGCCTGCTCCGCGATGGTCTTGCCTTGTTCCTCGGCCTTCTTGTTGGCCTCGTAGGCTTCGGCCTTCACGGTCGCCAGCGCCTTCTCGGCGGATTCGGCTTTCGCGTTCGCATCCGTGGCCTCCTTGGCCTTGGCTGCGGCGCTCTCCTCCGCTTTCTTCACCAGCTCCTTGGCGGCTTCCTCCTGGCGCTTGCTGTCCGACATGATCTGATCGACCAGGTCCGGGCGGTTCGCCTTGAGCATTTCCAGCGTCATTGACTGCCAGTCCATTTGGTGTTCCTCCTTTCCTGCGGGTTTCGGCTGCATCAAAGGCAGCGCTGCCGGGTCTGCGGCTTCCACGATCTGGATCACCTTGCTCCCGGTGTTCGGTTCCGGGACCCAATCGGCCGAGATCACGACCGGGATCCGCGTGATGTGTTCGAGCTTGTCGGGGCCGATGACGGACTCGACCAGCCCGGTCAGCGAGACGCCGATGGTTTCCCAGGCGTCCCGCAGCTTTTCCTTGATCGCCCTGTCGCACAGCTTCACGCGCGCAACGATGGCCTGGCGCGCCTCGTCCCAGCGGGCCTCCTTGATGTAGCTCCAGTACTCGGTCAGGCTGCGCGGCTTGAGCAGCGCGGTCCGGTCTTTCTCCGCGTTGGGGACGTGGGCGTCGTACATCTTGAGGCCGTCGAGCAGCTTGGACTCGGCCAGCGCCTTGAGCGCCTCCGGGTTGTAGAAGCGCTTCTTGGTCAGCGTGGGGCCGGCCTTGATGATCTCGACGATGGCCTCGCTGGGCAGGCCGTCCTCGTCGGACGCCTCCACACGAACGGCCCCGACGAACGTCTCAAGGTCGACGCCCTCGGCCGCGTTGCGCTCGCGCTTGACCCATTGCCCGTTCTTGGCCTCGTAGAATTTCTCCCACGTGGTCCACGCGACGGACGCCGGGACGACGCTTTCGGCGATGTTTAGCTTGTCATTGATTGCGGCCCATTCGTTGACCTGGGCCAGTGAAAGGGGAACGCCCTTGTGGCTGGAAATATTGGCAGGAACTTCTTTTAGGTTCGCGTAACGCATGGCGCTCGTCTCCCGTAGTTTCCGGTCCTACCGCATGGAGACTGTCCATGCCCTTTGCTCTTGCGTCGTGCTGCAGCTCATCATGCTCAAATTGTACAGCGGCCCTCACCTGTCGCACAAGTGTTTTTTTTACTTGACGACGAAGTACTGGCTGCATCCGCAGTTGATCGTGTTCTCCGCGCTGGCCGCCGGGTCGTGCGGGTAGAGCATCTGTTCCCCTCCCACAATGAACGGCTGGTCAAGCGGAATCTCGTTACCGGCCCCGTAATCGACGCCAGCCTGGATGTGGCTCTCGCGCGGATCGCGGCCGCCTCCCGAGTGCAGCCAGCCCTTGAGCGTGGTCGCCCCGGTCTCGTTTGTCTCCGCGTTGATCTGATCCCAGGCTCCCTGGTTGAGCGCGTCGAATGTCTCCGTGCGCGCAATCGTGCGCCAGTTGGTGTTGAGGAAGCCGAGGCTGTGGGCCGTCTCCTCGACGCTCATGCCCTGGCTGATCGCCGTCTCGATGCGCTCGCGGACCTGGCGCTCGATGGTCGGCAGCAGGTCCGTGGTCACGATCTTGACGGCCTTCTCCTCCATCGCCGCGATGGCGTCCAGGTTGATCTCGGCGTTCTTGCCGAGCCGGCTGGTCACCAGGCCGGCGGCCGTTTTGTAGGTGGTGGCCTTGATGCTGGCCAGCGTGGTGGCGTAGCGGTCGGTGGTCTGCGCGTCGATCATCTGCGCCCGGTAGGCTTCAAAGTCCATCGGGAAGTTGCGCGGATCCCAGCGGTGCGGATCGCTGATCTTGAGCGTGTCCTTTACCCTGTTCCAGCGCGCGAGGACCAGCTCGCGGCTGGGGTAGTCAAGGCGCGAAGCCTCGGCCGTCAGGCGCGGGGCTTTGCGTCGGTTGTCCATGATGGTCTTGGCCGCCTGGCGGACGATGCCCTGGAGGAAGGCGCGCGTAGCGAGTCCGATCTGTCGCTCGTAGCGCACGAACCTCCAGGGCTGCAGGTGGACCTGAACGCGGCGGGCCATTAGATGAACTTCACCGAGGTGTACTTGCCGCCGGTCTTCCCGTTGCCGCCGGCGATCTGCTCGGCCGTCTTCTCGCCAGGCTGGGGCGGCGTTCCGCCTGCAGGCGGTTTCGTCTCGCCAGGCTGGGCCGGCGTCTCGCCCGGCTTGGGTTTCGTTTCACTGCCGGTGGGAGGCGTCTCGGGCTGCGGGACTTCCATGAGCTTCTTGATCATGTCGTCCGCGTCGTCGATGCCGAACGCCTGGGCCAGCAGGCGCATGCCGTCCTCCTCGCCGATCAGGCCCTTGTCGACGGCCAGGCACACGGCCTGGGTGTAGGGGTTGATGTCCTTGCGAAGGATGGGCGGGAAGTCGATTGTGAAGGCCGCATCGACGGAAGGTTCCGCGTTGAACTCGTCGTACTCCACGACCTCGCCGGGGATGACGCCGAGCGCGACCTTGATCTCCAGGCTGAACTTGACCAGCTCGGTGAAAATCCATTCCCAAAACTTCTGCTCGCCCTCGCTCATCTTGAGGACGGGCAGCTCCATGCTGGTCGCGGTCGCCAGGTTGCCCGTGCTGGCGTCGCCGAAGTAATGCTCCCCGAATCCCAGGCCGGCGAAGACGGGCAGCAGCACCATGCGCTGGTCCTTCTCGCGGTAGGCCGCGCCGGTGTCGCGCTCGGTCATCCACTTGCGCTCGCTGGCCTCGGTCTCGTACCAATCGGAGCCGGCGGGCGGGTTGGGATTGCTTCCGTCAGAGCGGGTCCGCAGGATCGACAGCAGCTTGTCGGCCGTGGCCTTGCCGCCCTTGAGTATCTTGTTCTTGAAGGCGACCTCTGCGTTGGCCTTGCTCAAGGTCGCCCCGTCAGCCGCCATCTCCGTGGCCGTGTCCTCTGCCTTGACGACCGCGTCCAGGTCGGAGGCCCCGCGAAGCTGCCCGAACAGCTCGTTCTGCCCCACGTGGAAGACGAGCCCGCGCGAGAACTCCTCCTCCGTGCAGGCGTAGAGCTTGTAGCGCAGCGCCCGGTGGATCGTGGTCTTCTCCTCGGTCTTGCCGCGCTTTCCGGTGAGCAGGTCCATCGGGGTGTGCTGGGTGCGGATGGAATAAAACGCCGGCCGGCTGGGATCGTCCGGATCGGTCGCCACGTCCATCACGTTCTGGATCGGCGCGACGTAGACCTTGCTGCGCCCGGTCGCCACATCGACCTTGACCAGCAGGTTGATCTCGCCGCCTAGCTGAAACTCGCGGTGGCGCGTCTGGAGCGCCGGGAAGCCGAACAGGTTTCTCTGGTTCGTGGGGTCATTCCAGAACTGCTTGATGTGTTCCTGGATGGCGGGGTTCTTGGCCTTGGGCAGGCCGATGCCGTTGCCCAGCGTGAAGTTGGCGTGAAGGTTCACGCCCTGCTTGATGCGGCCGTCTTGCTCGAACCGCTTCTGGTTGCGGTTCATCTTCTCGACGAGGCTGTTGCGAGTGCGCGGGGTTAGCTTGGTCTCGCCTCCGCTCGTGCGTTCCCATCCGGCGTCTTCCTTTGCCAGCTCCAGGAGGTTTACCACTTCTGCGATGGCCCGTTGGAATCCGCGCTTCTCGTGGGCCTCGCCGCCTTGGAAAAATCCCTTGACTTGGCTGATCATGCCCATGTCCGTCACCTGATCTTTCTGCGGTAGATTTCGTAGCCGGCATGGAGCGCCTCCTCCGGTACGTCTTCCTGGGACCCATCGGTTGCCCCATGTTGCTTGATCAGCCATTCCTCCAGCTTGGACGCCGCGACGGCGGCGGCCCGTGCAAATGACCAGTGATCCGCGACGCCCTCCGGAGTGACCCAGCGGTTGATCGGGACGCCTGTCGTCCCGACCCGTTGCGTGACGCGCATCATGCTTGTGAAGTGCTTCTCCATCTCCGGATGCTCGCCGATGGCCTCGCCGGGGATCGTGATTCGTCCCTTGGCGAAGTCCTCGGCGGTGTTGTCGAGCAGCATGGTCCGGTTAACCTCGGCGACGGGTATCGGCTCCAGGATGATGCGGCTCTCGACCTGCGGCGTCCGCGTGAAGTCCTGAAAGGCGACAGCCCACACCGTACCGATCATCTTCCGCACCAGCTTGGTCACCTCCGTGGACTCGGGGTAAAGGTCGACGCATACGGCGACCGGCTGGATGCTCTTGATGTGCGCGGCGAGCTGCTCGAACTTATTTTCACCTGAAAACACGCGCGCGTCAACCAGCCTCTTGCCGTCGTCGTCCGTGCGCTCGAACCAGGCATGGAGAACCTTGCCCACGTCGACGCCTCCGTAGACCTTGCTGCCGGTGCGCTCCAGGTGCAGCCTGTCGTCCACGGCCGCGAGGAAACTGTCGCGCGTGATCTGGATGTCCTTCTGCGCCCAGGCCAGGCCCAGCTCGAAGTTGTAGAACTCCTGGATGCGGGTGGTGTTGCCTGCGAGCTTGAGGAAGGCCGGGAAGTCTAGCGCCGGGCAGAGCAGCCGGTGGATGTGGTAGCCGTGCCGGTATTCGCTTTTCCCTGGGTTGCGCGCGACCCAGCGCCCGCTCATGGCGTCGCTGATCGGCCGCTCCAGGCTGGCGGCGCATCGGTGGCAGACGCGGATCAGGCGCTTCTGGTCAACGTTGCGGGGCCAGGTGATCTCCTGCCAGGTCCCGCAGGAATCGCAGCGGACCTCGTACTCGCGCTGGTCGCTGTCCTCGAACTGCGCGTCAATGCCGAAGCCTGAAATTGTCGGGAAGCCCAGGTCCAGGAACATCTTCCTGTCGCTGGCGTCGTTGCGCTTGAGTAGGGTCTCGGCGTTGTTCTGGTCCATGTAGTCGAACTCGTCGCGGATGATGTAGTCGACCGCGTTGGACTGAATTTCGCTGTCGCTGGCCACGCCGACCAGGTACAGGAAGTTGTCGCCGATCTGCATCAGGAAGGTGTTGCTCACGCGGTCCCGGCTGCCGTCCTCCCGAAACCGCCGGCGGAAGTAGTCGCTGCCGAGGATGAGCCGCTTGATGCGGGTGTGGCTGAACTTGCCGATCTGGTTGGCGTGGGGGAATCCGTACATCACGTCGCAGTGCATCTTGTCCGCCGCGTGGAGCGCGCTGAACACGGCGTACTCGGAGACGCCGAGCTGCGTCCCCTTCTTGATGACCTTGTGCGGGAACGGGTCGCTGTAAAGGTCGAAGATGAACGGGAACTTCTTGAAGTCGTAGGGCTGTGGCAGCCCAAAGGCGTCCTTCTTGACCTTTACAGCGTATGCCGCCACGTAGGCGGCGAGGTTGTACGTCAGCAGCGCGCCGGCGATGCCTGGATCAAGCGAGCTTGGACTTGAGGTTCTGGACAATCCCTGCAAGCGTTTCAGCAGCTTGTCCGGTCTCCATTCCTTCTCCGAAGAGGAGCGCGAAGAGCCGGCGTTCTGGCGTTGTGTTGCCTGTCCCACTTTGAGCCTCCCCGGTGAGTCGTGCGATCCGGTCCTTGTTCAGGATGCCGAGCTTTTCCATGAGCGCCATCGCCAGCGCCCCGTCGCGGTCCACCTGTATCTTGTGGAGGATCGCGGCCAGGCAGACGTTCTGCATCGAGAACAGGCTGTTGATGGCGTAGGCCGCGATGTCGTCGACGGACTCGCTGTCCAGGAGCTTGTTGAGCTTGTTCGGGCTGATCCGCCATTCCTTGCGGATCTCGCTGCGCTTCTTCCCGCGCATCAGCTCGCCCAGGATGCCGAACGTCCGCAGTTGCTCCTGTACCTTGCGGGCGGCCTCGTATGCTTCCGGTCCGACGTACTTCAGGTCCTCCTCGGGGACCTCGTAGTGTTCACGCGGAGGCTTGGGCGGCGTCTTCTTGGCCGCTTTCTTCTTTGCGGCCTTCTTCTTGGTGGCCATGCTGGGTCACCTCCATTCGGCCAGGTCCGCGCGGATCAGGTCGAGCAGCTCGTCTTTCATCGTGCCGGCAAGGCCGGCGTAATGGATGAACTCGGCCGCCTCGTGGCGGACGTCCCAAAGCTGCGCGCCTGGGTCTTTCATGAGGTTGTAGGTCATGGGCAGCTTGCGGGTCGGGTGGTGCAGCTCCTTCAGCCTGAAGTTGAGCCAGGTCTGGTCGTGCATGAAGCGCACAGCCTCCGCGCCGTCTATCCCGGTGATCCTGGGGTCCGGCCTGCTAAACACGCCGGCTGCGCTGCGCGGGACGACCATCAGGCCCATGTTGAAATAAAGCCCGTCCCAATGCTCCCAGGCTTCCTCCTTGCTCTTGGCGATCCCCAGGCCAGCCATGCGTTCGGCGAACTCCTGGACGACCTCGAACCTGCAGGCGTCGTCGCTCTCGGCGTAGGCCGCGAAGCGCCCGCCCGCCACGCGGAACAGGTCGGGCGCGTCCGGCCGGACGATGATGTCGGAGTCCAGCCAGAGGACCTCGTCGAACTGGCCGGCGAGCAGGCCGGCGATCCTGGTCTTGACCCAATACGGGCCGAGGCCTGGTTCGGGTTCGACGTGGAAGTAAGAGGCCCCGAGCTGTCGCGCGTATGCGCTCTGGTTCGGGGCCGTGATCTCCGCGATCCGTCGGTGGAAGTCTCCGGTGGCCGACGAGACGATGGCTCGGTTCATTGCAGCAGCTCCCGCTCCTCCGGGGTGGCAGGCTTCCGCAGGTCGTTGAGCTTGTCGATCAGCTCGAAGCGCTCCTTGGTGATGCGGACCATCCATGAGCAGTCCGGGAATATCTCGTCTGGCTCTCCCAGGACCTCGCGCACGGCGCGGCTGACCTGTTCTCCCCAGGTGGCCTCGTTGAAGTCGTGGCCGCAGATGATGCCGGTCCCCGGCTTGATCTTGGGCAGCCATTTGATCAGGTCTTTCTTCACGAAGTCGTAGTGATGGTTGGCGTCGATGTAGACGACGTCCAGGCTGAAGTTGGGGAAAAGCTGCGCCGCCACGAGGCTGGTCGCCTTGATCTTCACGACCCGCTTGCCGAAGCGGTCCATGCGCGCGTCGAAGTCGCGCTCCACCAGGTTCATGTTGGTGGGCGTGATGTTCGGCCCGTAGTGATCCTCGGTGCGCCAGGGATCGACGGCGAACAGCAGGCGCGCCTCCTCGGCCCACACCGCCGTGCTTTCGCCCCGGAAGCAGCCGACCTCGGCCATGATGTAATTCTTGGGGAAGCGCGAGCGCAGCGTCACCAGGCCGTTCGTGCTGTCGCCTTTGTGCCTGGCCTGCGGGATGTCTCCCTCCTTGGTGTCCAGCTCGTAATGCCGCCAGAAGACGGCCTCGGGCAGGCAGCCGGCGCGGCCCTGCTCGTCGATGATCAGGAAGTCGCCGGCCGCGAAGTTGATTGTGTTCCCGCCTTGGTGGACGGACCCCTTGCCGCCTCCGTTGTAGCGGATGTCCGGGTGGTTCAGCTCCGCGATCTGTTCTTCGGTGCCGTTGAACTGGACCGCGTTTATTCCGACAGGCTTAAGGTTGAATCTCTGCATGGGTCGTCGATCTCCTTCATGAAGTCGAGCCGCCGGCGGCCGGCGGTCTCGTGGTTCCGCTCGATGGCTTGCCACGCCTCGTCAGCCGTGATGGCTTCGAGGCAGTACTGCCGTCCGCAGACGCTGTTGCACGGGGCGATGCGCTGCGGGCAGGCTTCCGGTCTAAAAAGCGCGACCACGTTCTGGTAGTAAGTCGTGCGGCTCTCCGGGTGGATGTTCCCGAACAGCGCCACGACCGGGATGCCCAGCGCCCCGCTTGCGTGAAGCAGCCCGGAGTCCAGCGTCAGCATCCCGACGCATCGCTCCTGCAGGGCGAAGACCTGGCGCAAGGCCAGGCCCGGCCTGGTCCACACGCGTTTGCCCTGGGGCAGCTTGTCGAGCAGGTCCTTGTGCTGGTCGAACACCAGGACGTCCAGGTCAGGGTGCGCTTCCAGCCAGCGCCGGATGATCTCGGCGTTGCGGTCCTGCGCGCAGTTGGCCTGCCAGTTTCGCATCGGATGGTTGGCGCGGAGCTGGATGCCGAAGAAGAAGCGCCCGCCAGTCTCCTGGCGCGCCCATTCCCGCTCTTGGTCGGTGACGTGGTAGATCGGTTGCTTCTCGTCGTCGGGAAGCTGCGCTCCGCAGTGTTCCATGTAGATGTCGATTCGCTGCTTGCGGCTGGGCCAGTGCGCCTGCTCGTACTGGACGCAGGGCCGCGTGATGTTGAAGTAAAGGTCGCATTGCAGCGCCGACACGTTGGCCTCGCCCTCCGGCTCTCCCCAGGGTATCAGGCTGTCGACCCAGGGGTGGTGAAACCAGATCGGGAAGCTCTCGCGCGGTACTGCCACGTGGACGCGGGCCTGCGGGTACTTGCGCTTGAGCGCCTTGGGCGTGAGCGTCGCCATCAGCATGTCCCCGATGCTGTGGATCGTCCTGGCGACGAGGATGTTCCGGACGTCTATCGTCGGCCCGTTGGCCAGCCGCCAGTCCGCGTCGCTGGCGTTGACGTAGCTGGCGCTGTTGAGCAGCAGGTTGGCGAAGCGCAGCCCGACACGCTTGGGGATGCCGCGCGTGAAGTGTAGCTGGCAGCCCAGGACTTTCGGCTCGTCCTTGGGCTTGTCGCCGACGTAGACGATGGGAATCTCCAGGTTGTTCATTTTTTTACCATGTGCCTGGGATCACAGCCGGTCCAGGCTCTTTTCAAGCCCGGCCAGCTCGCCCTTGAGGATGTCGATCTGCGACAGCAGGCTTTTCTTGTGGCTCTCCTTGATCTCCGAATAGTGCGCCCTGGCCCTGGCGGCCTCCTCGCGCGCTTCCTTGGGGTTGGACGCGGTGTCGTCTTCCTTGACCGTCAGCTCGCGCCGGACGGCGTGGGTGAACGAGATGATCTGCGGGACCAGCCCCGCCATCAGGTCCTGGACGTTGGTGCTGTGCCGGTGCATGGTCCGCATCGCCTCGACGATCTGGTTCTCGCCTGGCAGCGGCGTCGCTGTCTTGGTCTCCTGCTGGGGCGGCTGGGGCGGCGTTCCCTGGCCGGCCTGGTTCTGCTGCTTCTTGGTCGTGCTGGTCTTTGCCATTGCGTTGGTCCCTCCGTTGGTTGGATTCGCCGGTCTCGCCGGCTGTAATACTATTTTGCATCTTTTTTGTCCGGGCGTCAATCCAGCGCTTTGGCGGGAAGGTCGGGCCGGGCTTCTGATCCATCCAGTCGATGCCCTCCTGGACGGTCTTGGCGTGGTGGTGCGTGTTGTCCATGTCGTCGCAGACGACGTAGGGGCATTTCAGCTTGCCCTTGTCTGCGCCGGTGAATGCGAGGTACAGCCGCCAGCCGTTGCGCCGTACCCTGAACTCGCGGTTGTTCCCCATCAGTAGGTGACCGTGGTGGTGAGGACTGCTGCCGCGATCCAGTAAATCAGCCGGCGCGCGTCCCCTGCTGCCGCGTAGCGGGCGGCTGCCGCCAGGTCCAGGACGATCAGCACGGTTGGGAAAAAGCGCGGGTCTGCGGCGATGCGGAGCGCGGCCCGGATCATCGGACGTTTCCCCGGTCGTAGGCTTCGATCATCGCCACGGCCACGGCCGCGACCTGGACCAGCTCCTCACGGATGTGGGCTGCCGGCTGTTTCTTGTAGCGGTGGTCGAGGATCGCCTTGGCGACCTCGCCGACCTCCTCGGTCAGGATGGTCAGGTAGAGCGGTCCGTCGTGGTCCTGCTGACCCCACTTTGCTTCCTGGTTGGCGCGCTCGGCCGCGACCTCGCTCAAGACGCCGATGGTCTGCTCGGGAATCTTCGGCTCGCTCATGCTGGGGTTCCTCCCTTCTTGACCTCGGTCAGGACCAGGGCCATGCCTCCGGTGTCTCCCGCGCCGGCGTCCCTGGGTTCGCTCCAGCATTCGGCGACGAACGTCCGGCGCTCTTTGCACATCTCGACCACCAGGTCGCGCTCGAAGTCGGTCTCCGGTTCGAGGAGAAGGCCGCTCGATTTGTCCTCGCAGCGGAAGTTGCTTTTTTGTAGTTGCGGTCGTCCTTCCAGTCTTCGACGACCTTCTCAATGGTCCCGGTAAACTTGGCCATGCGGAAGTCGTGCTGGATTTCGTTCTCTCCTCGCGGCTCCCTGGGTTTTTGCTCCGGTTCCGGGAACAGCGGAGCGGCCGCGGCCGGCGCTGGCTGCCCTGCCGGGGCCTGGGGCGCGGGATCCGCCGCGGCGGTTTCTTCCTGCGGTTGGGCTTCCTGGGCCTGTTCCATCGCTTGCTCCTCCGCCGGCTGGGCCGGCTCCTGCTCGTGCCTTCTGCTTCTCTTGCTCATGCTGGGTTTCTCCTGGTCCTGAATTGTTCTGCCCGTGGGCAGGTGGCAAAGTGCGAGACTCGGCCTCGCACGGTTGTCCCGTCGTCGGTGACTACGGTGGTGTAGCGGGCGTTGACCGGGATCATCTTCCCGGCCTGGGACTTCACGAATGCGATCTCCGCCCCGCATCCCTTGCAGATCGCCGGCTTGCTCTGGTTGGTTTCCTCGGTCATGGGTTACTCTCCTCGCAGGTTGGGGCCTTTGAACGGGACGACCATGCCTTGTTTGATCGCCCGGTCCCAGGCGCGCTGCCCGATCAGGGCCTCGAATTCCTTTGCTTCCTGGTTGCTGATGAGGATCGTGTTCAGCCCGTAGTCGTTGCGGCCGATCAGCAGCCGCTCCATGAAGTCACGGGCTGGGTCGGTGTTGATCTGCAGGCCGATCTCGTCGATCACCAGGGTCTTGAACTGGTCCAGCCGGCGCAGCTCCTCGAGGCGGTGGTCGAGCTGGACGCCGTTTGTCAGGATGTCGTAGGCGTAAGCGTAGAGGACGTTGCCGCGCGCGGCCAGCTCCCAGCATGCCGAGACGGCCAGGCTTGTCTTTCCGGCCCCGATCCGTCCGACCAGCAGCATGATGCCGGGGTGTTCGCGTTGGGTGTAGCGCCGCGCCAGGTCCCTGCAGGCAGTGTCTCCGGTGAAACTTTTGAAGGTGTAGCCCAGGTAAAGGTCGGGGAATCCGCCTTCCTTCATGCGGGTGTTGATGCGTTCCAGACTGTCGCGCTCCCGTTCCAGGTGCTGGATGCAGTTGCAGTCCGGAACCTGGAAGTCGCGGGGCAGCCCTGTTCCCAGGTAGTTGTCCTCGTGGTGGGTCTTGTACGGCTTTCCGCAGACGTGGCAGCTCTTGCGCTCTTGCGGGTCCGGCTGTTGGTGCAGCTCGGGGATGTTCCGCATGGCCTGGCCGGCCGTCTGCAGTCCTGTTCTCTGGTTCATGCTTTGGCCTCCTCTGGCTTGGTTGCGAAGCGGTCCCAGCTCCCTGGGTCCGCTTGGGCTGGCGGTTTAATCGTCGGCTTGGCGCGCCCCATCTTAAGGGCGAGCTGGTCGAACTGTGCCTTGAGCTTGGCGGTTGAAAGGATGTTGTTCTGCCAGAAGTCGTCGCCCTGGCACCAGGTGATGACCTGCCTGATCTCCTCGACGGGACGGTTGTCTTTCCGGATCATCAGGTCGATCTGCTTTGCCCAGGATTGGAGGTTCGGTTCCTTGAAGGTTGGGCGTCTCTGGCGGATCAGGTTGAAAAGCAAAAAGGCGCAGCTCCATTCGTCCGATCCCTCCGGGAAGCTCGCCTTCCCGGAGGAGAGAGGTTTTGATCTCTCTTTTACTTTAATATCCTTTACTTTACTTTGGTGATTCCTGGGTGTAGAAACCGGGGCGGCGCTGTGGTTTTCAGGTGTAGAAACCGGGGCGGTGCCGGGGTTTTCAGGATGAAAACCAGGCTTTGAAGGCAGCGGGCGACGTCGGTTTTTGTACAGGTCTTTGAAGTTGTTCACGAGGTTCTGGACCCAAATCACGCGCCGGCTCCAGAGATCGGCGTCGATGGCGTCCAGCTTCGCGAGCAGGTTTAGGATGGTCTCCGCCTTCTCGGCGGTTAGGTGGGTTCTTGCCTGTAGGAACTCCAGAGCGCCTGGCTTCCTACAGTCGTACACATGGCCTTCGGTTGCGGTTAAAATCTCCAGGAGCTTGAACCAGAAGGCGTAGCCGTCGTTCCCGTGCTGCTCGTCGAGGATGTACATCGTCCTGCCGCCCTCGGCGTAGTGCGGGAAATAATCGGCTTTGTCGGTGATCGGCCGCGCCATACTATCGGCCTCCCGGTCTGTTGGGCTGCCGCTTGTCTGTCTGGCCGCCTGGCTCGGCCAGTTTTTCGCGGATCCACCTCCCTATCTGCTCCCGAAACGTAGTTGCGTTCCCGGCAGCGATTACGCGGACTTGGCGTTTTTCTTCAGGGCTGATCGGCATGTTCACGTAGCACGGTGGAAACTCTGGCTGGTTCATTGGGCGGTTTACCTCATCGTCACAGGATTCAGGTGTCGTGTTGTTCGTCACGACTTCGAGCCTATCAAAAAGAATCTATTTTGTAAACTGAATTTATTCCTTCTTTGCCTTCTGTTTGGTGTGGTTCTCCCAGCGCTCCACGATCACGTCGCAGTAGGCTGGGTCGATCTCGACCAGGCGCGCGGCGCGCCCGGTGTTCTCGGCGGCGATCAGCGTGGATCCGCTCCCGCCGAAAATGTCCAGGACCACCTGGCCCCGGATCGTGCTGTTGAAGATGGCGCGCTCGATCATCGGGACCGGCTTCATGGTTGGGTGCAGGTCGTTTCGGCTGGGCTTGTCGTACTCCCACACGGTGGTCTGGAAGTTGCCCCGGTAGACGTGGATGCCTTTCTCCGACCAGCCGTAGAGGACGTTCTCGTAGGTGTCCAGGTGCCGGTCGAGGATCATGCAGTCTTCCTTGACCCAGGCGGGGATCGCCAGCCGGCCCCAGCCTTCCTTCTTGAGCATCGCCTCGGTCTCCCGGCTCCATCCGTAGATCAGCTTCTCGTGCTTGTAGCTGTAGTCGGTCCGGCACGGGACGTGGGTGTTCTTCAGCCAGATCAGCGTCTGCTTGATCTGCCAGCCTCCGTCCTGAAGCGCGCGCATCATCTGGAACAGGCCCATGCCGTCGCCGGTCGCCACGTAGTAGGCGTTGATCCTGTCCGCCTTGCGGGCGGCGTTGGCGAAGGCCCCGACCAGCAGCTTGTACAGGTCCTCGCCCTGCAGGTCGTCGTTCTCAATGGCGCGGACCTCTTTCTTCTTCTTGGGGTTGTAGGCGTTGGCCTTCTCCGCGTAGCTGACGCCGTAGGGCGGATCGGTGAACATGAGCGTCAGCTTGTCCGCGCCCATGAGCCGGTCCAGGACCTCGGGCTTGGAACTGTCGCCGCAGATCAAGCGGTGGTTGCCGAGGATGTACAGGTCTCCGGCCTTGCTCTTGGGCTTGGCGGGCGGCGTCGGGACCGGGTTGGTCTCGGGGTTGGATCCCGGGATCTGGTAGAACTCCGCCAGAAAGTTGGCGTGGTTGAAGTCGGGCAGCTCGATGCCGGCCAGGAAGTCGACGGGGATTTCCGCCGCGTCGAGGTATTCCTTCAGGCCCTGCGGGTAAATCTTGCCGTACTGGCCGACGGCCATGATCAGGTCTTCCTTGGCTTCCTTGACCGTGGCCGCCTTGATGTGGACGACCGGCAGGGGTGGTATCTCGTGGCCCTCTTGTTCAAGCGCCGCCAGCGCCTTGCAGCGTTGGTGGCCGTCGATGGCGTAGAGGTGCTTGTCCTTCTTCCAGACGAAAAACGGGAACTTGAAGCCGCGCTTCAGGATGGTCTCCTTGAGCCTGGCTTCGTTCTCTTTGTCGAGCTTCTTCAGCTCGCCCTGGAACGGTTCGATCCGGTGAAAGTCGACCGTCTCCGTTCCCTCGCACATGACCCTAATCTTCATTCGCCGTCCTCCTCGTCCAAGGTGAAGCGCGGCGGCTGGGCGTCGCGCGAAGTGTTCGGGCCCGCGGCCGGGTCCGGATGGGGCAGGTTCTTGATGTTGTCGAAGACGAAGGCCAGGTCAAACCGGCTTTTCTTGCCCTGGATGAACGGGCGGGCCTCCAGGTCGGCGGCTGTGAAGGTCTTCCCTCGCTTGCGTATCTCGTACCAGGGGAAGACGTAGCAGCGGTTCATCCCCTTGGCCCGAATGTTCAGGAACACGAACGGCCGGTAGCCTCGTGCCACCAGATCGTCGAAGGCCGCCACCTGGGCCGGCCGCATGTCCCGCAGGCTGAAGGCTTGCAGCTTCCGCTTGAACTTGCATTCGATGGGAACGAGCCGGCCGTGAATGCCGGCGATGATGTCGCAGGGCTTGGTCGGGTTGAACCTGGCGCGGCTGCGGTCTCCGCTCATAGCGACCGGCCAGTCCGGTATCTTGGTCGCCCAATGGCCGGCGGCGACCAGGCTGTTCTTTACCTCGGTGCAGAAGTCCTTCTCCTTCATGACTCTTTGCCAGCTCCCTTCCCAAATGTACATTCCCTAACTGCGTTCTCCGATAGGGACTTCAACGTCGTCTCCATACTCTATGGCTCGCATCTCTGCTGCCTTTACCTGCGCGTCTCCAACGATCTTATGATGCTGTTTCAAAAGACGGGCGCAGTTGGGATATTCAGGATTGTTCCAATAAGTGCTTGAGATGCAAAGCCCGCGTATATCTTCCAGTGCCTTTTCAGCGATCCTCAGCAGAGACGCCTTGAACTGAATATCATCAACCAGACATGCCAGCTCTTCATTATGTTCTGTTTGTTCTTTTGCTTGCATTGTCGTATCTCCTTGGTATAGCTTGTTTTTCGTTCAGCCAGTAAAGTATCTCCAACGCCGACCAGCCGGATATGTACTCCATCAAACCGACCGTGATCGCAAATCCGTCCTCTCGATGTTCAAGCTGGTATCCAGTCTTGTTGTAGGGTCCGTCGGCTGTGTCAAGCTCGCACAGGCCCACATCGAGAATGTTGGTTATTTTCCAGCCGTTGAACATTTCAACTCCACGCGAGAATCGCGAATGCTACTGCCGCTTGCAGTGGGACTTGCCCGTCTCCGCAGGTTTTAATCCGGTCCACCCTATCGGCCATCCCATCCACCACTCTGCGAACGCCGGCGTCAGGCGATGCCCATTTGAAGGTGTTCGTATACGCTCCTGCGACCGCAATCGCTTCTGCGTCAAGATCGGAAAGTCCTCCAAGCTCAACAGCTCTTTCAAGGCGGTCCGTAAATTCAATCCACCCTGGCGGCGTTGGGAACGCCCTGGTCCGCCCATCCCATCTGATTTCGTCAACGTTGGCATTCTTGGGATCGTTCCAGCCAAAGAATATCTTCCCTTGCTGTCCCGTGCATTCGGTCCCCCGTGATCCCCGTCCGTACTCAGCAAGGTTGGAATTTTCCTCAGCGCTGTGGCAAGTCCATCCCCGCTGTTCTGCGATGCACCTTTCCTGTTCCAGTTTCCGCAAACCGTCATCGTTGGCAGCAAGACACCACCATCGATTTCTTTTATGGCCTGCCCCAACATGAGAGGCTGCAAGCGTTCCGTCTCTCCAGGAATATCCTCTCTCCACAAATGCCCCAATGATTTCCCGCCGGCCCTTGGTTCTGATTCTCGGGGAGTTTTCAAAAAAGATGATTGATGGTTTGATAATGTCAATTGCCCGGAACAATTGCCAAACGAGGCCGGATCGTGGCCCATTGATTCCTGCACCAGTGCCAGCACATGAAATATCTTGGCAAGGGAATCCCGCTGCGATGCAATCCATTCGTCCCTGCCATGGACCGGGGTCAAACAATCTAATGTCTGCACATTCAACATGCAGGCTTGGGAACCATCCTGATTCGGTAATGACACGGCATCTCCTTTCATTGATTTCCAACGCGAAAACCGATTCATGTCCTAGGATTTCGGACGCTAAAATTCCACCTCCGCCTCCAGCGAAAAAGTGTCCGACGGTTATCATTTGCTGTTAACCTCCTGGTTTCTCTCGCTGTTAACCGATACATACCGGAAATATTTTTTGATGTCGTTTTCCGCTTCATCGGGATCGGGAATGCTTTCCACGATCCTTTCACACTTCCCGCACGGCTCTGAGTAGGCGTGCTTAGTGTTATGCGGAAAGAGGAATCAACACATCAGCGCCAGGGAACACCTCAC